GTAGATGCTTATTTAAACGTCAACGGGATTAGATACAAGGATGGCAAATTAAGATTAAGCGGAGTTAAACTAAAAGACAATAGCCCAGAGTCATATCAGGTTACATTTTTTGGTAATACTGTTGCCTTAAAGGATCTATTCGGTGAAGATACTTTATCGACGCTTGTGGGTGGTACTTATGGGCTTAATAATTATAATCACCTTTACGATGATAATACAATAAGACTAAGTTTTAACAATACAACACAAATATATAATGGCGATGTAAAATACTGCTTTATAAGCCATTCAAGGGTATTCAGGTACGATGGCTCAGATGTTGTAAGTGACTTTAATGGTGAAACACTTTTAGACAGATTTGTAAGTTTATCCGATTTAAAACCATCATTAAGACTAAAGGCTATTGTATCTGCAATAGAAGAAAAATACGATTTAACATTTAGCACAGATTTTTTTAATACCGCATATTTTAAGAATCTGTATATGTGGTTACATAAAGAAGCAGGCCCAATCACAGCAACAGATGGCAACAATCAATTAATAAGTTATTTTTCAGATACAAGCGTCTGGATTACAACAGGCACAGATTTTAGAGATGCTAACGGTGCTTTATTTGTTTACACAGAGCAATGGCCAAACTTTGATTGGGTCTATTACGAAATAACAACTTACACCGTAACATTGACGGGTCTTATTGAATATACCGTTGCTATAACTGATAGCGGAAGCCCATTATATAGTAATACCGCAACAGGTACTAATGCATTTGGGGTTAATACAGAATTAAGGGGAGCTGCTCAAACGTATGAATTAGAATTTACAATAGATAGTGCAAGTGCATTTAGTGCTACTCAACAAGTCGTTATAAAAAAATATACTATTCCTAGTGGGACTTACGGACAATGGGTACATACTGACACCTCAACTTATACGGCTGCTGCTGCTGATGTTGCACAAAATATTGACATTCCTAGTCAGATGCCAAATATGAAGGTTTACGATTTTATGATAAACCTATTCAAGATGCATCAACTTACTGCATCTATTGATAAAGAGTTAAATGGCACAGAAACAGTAAACGTATTGCCATTACCTCAATATCAATCAACAGGCGTTGAGTATGATATTACAGACGATGTAGATGTAACCTCAACTCAGGTCGATAGATTAATACCTTATAAAGAAATAAACTTTAGCTATCAGGGGAGAAAAAGTGCTTTAATATCTGCTTACGATCAAGCATATCCAAACAACAAGTTTGGCGATCTAAATTGGAACGCAGGAACAGAAGATATGGACGGTGGCAAATACTCTGTTCAATTAGGGTTTGAGCATATGTACTTTGAAAGAATAAGAACGGCAGGATTTGAAACGAGCATACAATACGGGGTTATGATCGATCAAAACTTAGAACCTATTGTAAATTTACCTTTGATTCATTGCATTGTTTTAAGAGAGCCACTAACACCAAATCTTAAATGGAACACGGGTACAGGTCAAGCTACATTGATAAAATATAACTCACCTACAAATATTGATGCTAATGATAACTCAATACATTGGGGAGCGCAGTTTAATGAGTATACGGGACTAGTCGAAGAGGATAGTTTATATACAAGATTTTATAGTGACACAATAAGTGCAGTATTCCAACAGAATGCTAGAAAGTTTACTTACAAGGCTTATTTACCTTTAGGAACTTTATTGTCTTATAATTTAAACGACAGGTTTAGAATAGGACAAAACACATTTAAAATCGAATCGGTCAACACTAATTTACAGAATGAAGAAAGCACATTAGTTTTATTTAATGATTTACCCCCTGAGGTAAACATTACACGTCCCCCTAATGTAACTACAAAGACATCAGTAAATAGACCTACTTTTGTTAAGCTAGGTACTCCATCTAGTCCGTCTTACGCTAAATTAGAGTGGAGGTTTGCCGATGGTGCAACAGAATACCTAATATACTTAAATGGGAAATACCTTGCAGGTGTGACCCCTACGGCGGCTTTAGTACAAAGCTATGAATACACATCAATAGATTTAACCAATGTAAATATATTAGGAGTACAGGCTTTTTATGGCACTTTAGGGTCATTAGATGGCATTGCATCTATTGTTGTAAGTATACCAAGCATAGAACAAGATATAGATGAGGTGCAAGTATTATTAGATGCGCTAGAAACTAGAGCAGATAATTACGAGAACGCAACAGAATCACACGCATTACTAACAGAACTAAACGAATGTTAAAAACAATATTAGAAGGGCTAAAGTACGATGTACGCGGTGAATATATAGACATCGCAAAAGGCAAGTACAAACTTGAGGAATCAATCAAGGAAGCTATAACTACAATAAAACGAGAGGTATGGCACAAGAAGTAGCATTAAAAGTAACCGCAACAACTGCTGAGGCAGAGGCTAATCTTAAACGGCTTAATTCAACTTTAGAAGAGCAAAACGAGATACTCTTGCTTTTAGAAGAAGAACTGCTAAGGGTTCAGAAAGCTCAAGAAGGTCTAGCTAACGCTGCTTTTTCACCAGAGCGCGATAAGTTAGCAAAGGCAGAAAAAAATCTAAAGAATGAGATAAAGGATCAAAGGCTTGCATTAAAAAGACTTAATGCAGAAAGGAGAAATACTAAAACTGCTTTAGATACATTAACTTCTGCTAATGTAAAAGAAACAAAAATTATCCAAGCTATTGATAAGCTAACGGGTGGTTATGCGACTAAAATAAAGAAGCTCTATCTAGGTTTAATTGAAAGTGCTAAAGGGGTCAAGATATTTAGCGCAGGTTTAAGTGGGTTAAAAAAAGCATTGATAGCTACAGGTATCGGTGCCCTTGTTGTGGCTTTAGGGGTTATTATCGCGTACTGGGATGACATAAAAACTCTTATTAATGGGGTTTCCTCAGAACAAAAGAAACTTTTAGCTGATACAGAGGGGACAAGAGATGCACAACAAGCACAATTAGATTTATTAAAAGCCCAAGAAAATACCTTAAAGCTACAAGGTAAGACAGAAAAGGAAATAAGGGATTTAAAAATACAACAGACCAATGAGGTCATCAGGGCTACTGAGGCGGTATTAATACAACAACAAAAGCAGAAAGAAGCACAGGTTGAAGCAGCTAAAAGAAATAAACAAATCGCTCAAGGTGCGATTACTGCTTTAACATTACCATTGACATTATTACTTGGGGCCGTTGATGCTTTAACTTTTGGACTAAAACAAATCGGGGTACTATCTGAATCTACTGCACTTGCTGAGGGCTTTACAGGTGGACTAGCAGGGCTTATATTTGACCCTGAATCAGTAGCAGAAGAAGGAGATAAGGCAATAGAGGAAACTGAAAAGCAATTAGTCAAATTAAAAAACACAAGAGATGGTTATTTACTTGCAGAACAAAAAGCAGAAAATGATGCAAGAAAGAAAAGACTAGAAGAGCAAAAAAGAAAAGACGCAGAACAAAGAGCGTATGAAGAAAAGGTTGCCGCTGATAGATTAGCAAGACTACAAAAACAAATTAATGAAGAGCTAAATTTAAGAATAAAAGGCGAACAAAAAGTAGGTGCTATCCGAAGACAATTTTTTGAAAAGAATTTAGGCGATTCGTTTGTAGCGGATCAAATACGTTTAGACTTAGAAAAAGAAAGAATTCTTACTGAAATAAAACAAAGCTCGGCAAATCAAGTAGCTAAAAGAATGGCAATCGCTGAGGTCGATAAGTTTTACGATAGTGAAAAATTAAGAATAAAAGAAGAGCAAACGCAAAAAGAAAAGGATTTAGAAGATCAATTACTAAACGACAAGATTGCAGCAATGCAGGCCGAGCAATCTGCTAGAGAAGATAACTTGAATACAATAGCAAGTGGGCTTAACGGATTGCAACAAGTTTTTGCTGCTTTTGGAAAAGAAAGCAAAGCATTAGCTATTGCTAGTATTATAGTCGATCAAGTCGGCTCTATTTCTAGAATAGTATCAAATACAGGTATTGCTAACGCAAAGGCATTAGCAGCATCTCCATTAACATTTGGTCAGCCTTGGGTAGCTATTAATACGGTTTCTGCTGCTGCAAGTATTGCAGGAAGCATTGCAAGTGCAGGTAAATCAATAGCTGCTTTAAAAGGTAATAGAAAAACACCATTAACTGAAAGAATAGCTGCACCAACGGGCGGTGGAGGCGGTGGGGCTGCCGCTGCTGCTCAAGCACCTCAATTTAACATAATTGGCGGTGGTGCTACTAATCAATTAGCAGGAGTCTTAGCAGATCAACAGTCGGAACCTGTTCGGGCTTATGTTGTGAGTAATGACGTAAGTACGGCACAGAGCCTTGATCGAAATATTGTGGAGAGTGCAACGCTAGATTAAAAAACAAAAAACAAACTTTAATCGTTTTATAAATATGAAAATTATTGAGCTAATTATAGACGAAGAGCAAGAGAATGGCATTGATGCTATTAGCATTGTTGAAAATCCTGCTATTGAAGAAAATTTTATAGCCTTAAATAAAAAGAAAGAATACAAATTTGAAGAGGTCGACAAAGATAAACGCATCTTAATGGGGCCTCTACTTATTCCAAACAAGGCTATTTATAGAAAAGACGATAAAGAGGATTACTATATTTATTTTACTAAAAAAACAATCCGCAAGGCTTCTGAGTTATTTTTGAAAGAAGGCAATCAGCACAATAGTACGTTTGAGCATTTATACAAGATTGATGGATTAACATTAGTCGAAAGCTGGATAGTAGAAGATAAAGAAAAAGACAAATCTGCTTTATATGGTATTGATGTACCATTAGGTACTTGGATGGGTAGCGTAAAGGTTGACAATGAAGAGGTGTGGCAAGATTATGTTAAAAGCGGAATTGTTAAAGGTTTTAGTATCGAAGGCTTTTTTGCAGAAAAAGAACAAGAAGAACAAGAAGAGATTGAAGCAGGTCTTAAATTGCTTGAGATCAAACAGGCTTTAATAGAACACAACTTAACTAACCTTATTAAATACCCAATTAAGGCTTTACAAAATAAAGTCGACGAGCATAATAAGAAGATAAAAGGTGCAAAGTCAAAAAAAACAACCGTTGGTAAATTAAAAAAAGTTTACTCAAGAGGAATGGGGGCTTACAAGAGTAACCCACAATCAGTTCGACCAAGCGTAAAATCGCCTGAGCAATGGGCTATGGCTAGGGTAAATTCATTTTTATTTGCTTTAAGAAACGGTAAGTTTAGAAGCGGTAAACACGATCAAGACTTATTGCCAGAGGGACACCCAATGAGTACAAAAGCTAGTTCGCAAGAAATGGCTCAATCTTATAATGATTACCCAGAGGGAGCTAAAAGCAATGCTAAGAGAGCCTTGAAGTGGGCAGAGAAAAACGGATGGGGCGGTTGCGGCACAGACGTTGGTAAACAAAGGGCTAATCAGTTAGCTAAGGGAGAAAGTATCACAAGAGATACTATTGCAAGGATGGCTAGTTTTAAAAGACATCAACAACATAAAGACGTACCATATAGCGAGGGTTGTGGTGGCCTTATGTGGGATGCTTGGGGAGGCGATGCAGGAGTAAATTGGGCAATTCGTAAACTAAAACAAATTGACAATGCGTAGAGGTTGTTACTGTAAAGACACGAACACCTATCACATAGATTGCTGCGATGGCAGTTTATGGGCGCAAGGTATTGGCGTAGATAGAAAAAGCCAGTTTTATTTAAAACAAGAAAACAACGATTTGATCTTACAAGAAGATAATAGCAGAATAATTTTATAGTTATGGCAGATAAAAAAATATCTCAATTAAGTTCGGCAAGTGCTTTACAAGGCGATGAAACATTTGCAGTAGTGCAATCAAGCACAACAAAGAAAGCCACATTACACCAAGTTAAAAATTACATTGTAGCAGAGCATTTAACTGCTGAAGCAGGTGTTGATGTAGATTTAGGTAGTTACACGACTGTCAGAATGTTTAAGTTTTCTTGGACTGGCGGTAACGGGACTGCGGTTTATACTTTACCTGATGCGACCACAAACACTAATAGATTGATTAGATTTATTGGAGACAGCACTATGCATTCATCAAGGCATATTGATTTAACGCCAGTTAGTGGGCAAAATTTAGATGGTAGTTCAGCGGCTTATAGAATAAACAAAGACTACGAAGGTATCGCTATTTGGTCAGATGGTAGTGAATGGTTTATTATTCAGAAGAAAGCGTAAAAATGCAAAATAAATTAATATATCGTTTAATAATTAAATAAGTAATCTATGAAAACAACAGAAATGTTAAAGCAAATACAAACGCTTCTTAACACTCGTGTTGAACTTGAAGACAAAAAGCTAGATAATGGCACAGTAATTTCTGCGGATGAATTTGCAGAAAAGCAGCCAGTATTTATTGTTACCGAGGACGAGAAAATTCCAATGCCTATTGGCGAGTATAAAATGGAAGATGGCTCAATGCTGATTGTAGAAGAAGAAGGACTAATTGCTGAAATCAAACCTGCTAAAGAAGCAGAAGAAGAAGAGGAAAAAGAAGAAGCTCAAGTTGAAGAAGAAATGAGCAACGATGTGACAGAGCCAAAAAAGGTTGTTGAAAGCACCGTAGTTGAAACACATTTCTCTGAGGAACAAAAAAGCGAACTTGTCGAAGTTATTTTATCAAATGTTAACCCTTTGATTGAGGAATTACAGAACAAGGTAAATGAACTAGAGGCTAAATTATCTCAAGAACCTGCAGAAGAGGTTAAAGAAGAAGTACAAGAAAACTTATCTGCTGAGGTTAAAGAGGAAAAGCTATCAAAAACTTTTAAGCATAGCCCAGAAGTTAAAGGAGAAAAAGCAACGCCTAAGTTTAATCACGGGCGAGTAGCTAACACAACTTTACAAAGAGTATTTCAAAGAATTTCAAATAACAAATAAATAAATTTTTAAAAATGAGTAATAAAGTAAATTTACGCGACATTACACCTGGCGGTACTAATACGTCAGTTGTATCACCAATTACTACTACTTTCGAAGGTGCTTTTGCAGGTGAGTATATTGCTGCTGCAATTCTTTCTGGAAACACTTTAGCAAGTGATGTAATTACAATTAAACCTAATGTTAAATACAAGCAAGTAGTTAAGAAACTTGATTGGGGATCTATCGTAGCAGATGCTACTTGTGATTTCTCTGCTTCTGACGACGTAATCACTTTGAGTGAGCGCGTGCTTACAGTAGAAGAATTTCAAGTAAACCTACAAATGTGTAAAGCTGATTACTATTCTGACTACATCGGTCAAGAAATGGCAATGAGTGCTTATGCTGACCTACCTAATTCTTTTGCTGACTTCTTGATCGCTCAAGTAGCTTCTAAAGTTGCCGAGGCTGTTGAGAACTCACTTTGGATGGGTGCTACTGCTACTGCAGGTGAATTTGATGGTATCACTACTATTCTTGAAGCTAGTACTACTAATGACGTTACTGCTACTGCTGTAACTTCTGCTAATGTGGTTGAGGAACTTGGCAAAATCGTTGATGCTATCCCTGCTTCCGTTTACGGAAAAGAAGACCTTTACCTATACATTTCACAAAATATGGCTCGTGCTTATGTTCGTGCTTTAGGTGGGTTTGCTGCTTTACAAAATGCCGCTGGAACCGATAACGTAAGTGACATCGGTGCTAATGGTGTGAACAATGCAGGTACAACTTGGTACAATGGTGGTAACCTTTCATTTGATGGCGTTAAGGTTTTTGTTGCTAACGGACTTGATGACGATACTGCCGTAGCTGCTCAGAAATCAAACTTATTCTTTGGTACTGGACTTTTAGAAGACCATAACGAAGTTCGCTTGATTGATACTTCTGAAACTCTAGGCGACCAAAATGTGCGTATGATTATGCGTTACACCGCAGGTGCGCAAGTAGGAGTAACAGGAGACTGTGTACTTTACAACTAATATTTACTATTAATCTTGAAAAGGGGTGGGCCATCTGCCCGCCCTTTTTTATTTAAAACATAAAAACAAATGGCGTGTCTTTTAACAACTGGTCGTGAATTACCTTGCAAGGATTCAGTCGGTGGCATTAAAGCAGTTTATTTAGCTGACTATGGTACTTTGGGAACATTGACCGTAGCATCGGGAGAAGTAACTGCAATTAGTGGTACACCTGACTTATTTCAATTTGACGTAAAGGGAAATTCTAACCTTGAACAAGCGATTACAAGTAGCCGTGAAAACGGAACTACTTTTTATGAGCAAACACTTAACTTAACTTTGACTAAATTAGATTTAGCCACACAAGAAGAAATCGTGCTTATTGCAAAAGCAAGACCTCACGTTTTTGTAGAGGATTATAACGGAAACTATTTCTTGATCGGTGCGGTACACGGTGCTGATATTAGCGGTGGTACAATCGTAACTGGTGCTGCTATGGGCGACTTGTCAGGATTTACATTAGTATTCTCTGCACAGGAAACACTACCTGCATACTTTGTTGCTGCTTCTATTATCACAGGGAATGTAAGTGCTACTCAAATTGCACCATAAGTAATTTGATTTAAAAATTAAGCCATCTTTAATTAGGTGGCTTTTTTTTTGTGCAAAATTCAAAATTAATTCGTTTTATAAGTATGAAGATTTTAACGACAAGTACGTCTGCTCAGTCACTTAAAATAATTCCTAGAGATTACCAAAGCAATATTGATGTAATTTTAAGGGATAACAGTACTAATGAAACTACAACTTATTCAGTTTCTACCTCAACAAGTGGGGATTATATGACTTTTGACTTAACTTTGACGTTAACAGAAAACAGGTTTTACGATATGACTTGCAAATACGGTAGTGATGTAATTTATAAAGACAAGATTTTTTGCACGGATCAGGTTATAGCTAATTACACCGTTAATGAAAATCAATACACTACTGAAAATTCGTACGATAACGATTACATAATATTATGAGCATAAAAATAGTTGAATTAGCATCTTATACTGCACCACTTATTACGGAGAGCAAAAAAGACGAATGGGTAAATTACGGGGCAGATAACAATTACTATCAGCATTTAATTGATTTGTACAACTCTTCACCTACAAACAACGCTGCGATTAACGGAATTAGCCAAATGATTTTTGGCCGAGGTTTAGATGCTACCGATTCTTCTCAAAAGCTAGAAGATTATGCAATGATGAAGGCTTTATTTCACGATGATTGCGTTAGAAAACTAGCCTACGATTTGAAGCTAATGGGTCAATGTGCGATGCAGGTTGTTTATGATAAACCACATAAAAGAATTATAGAAGTTGCACACTTTCCTATTGAAACACTAAGAGTAGGAAAAGCAAACGAAGATGGCGATGTTGATAGTTATTTTTATTCGGCTGATTGGTCAAGCAAAAAGCCTACGGAGAAGCCTATTAGATTTAGTGCATTCGGCACGAGCAAAGATGAAATAGAGATACTTTGCGTTAAGCCTTATCGTGCAGGGTATTATTATTATTCACCTGTAGATTATCAAGGGGGATTGCAATATGCAGAATTAGAAGAAGAAATATCCAACTATCACCTTAACAACATTAAGAATGGACTAGCCCCGTCAATGCTTATTAACTTTTCTAATGGTGTTCCTGATGAAGAAACGCAGGATTTAATCGAAAGAAAGATTAAGCAGAAGTTTAGTGGCACAAGTAACGCAGGCAAGTTTATTTTATCATTTAATGATAATGTAGATGCACAAGCTAGTATTGAAACAGT